TATGGTCTGGGAGGTGCCAACAGTGTTCGCAGTTGGCGGATGGAGGTGGCGATCTCCTTCTTCGTCGCCTTCCTCACCTTCCATGGTCCGCGACGGTTGTCGGCTCGTGCGTCATACCGAACCCCATTGCGGCGGATGTTGCGTCCCGGTGCTCGTGTGCCGTGGCGGTGCTTGACGGCGTAGTAGAGACGGGTGTACTTCTGGCTGAGCGTCGGATGCTTCTCTTCTTTGGCCTCGACGCTAGGCGCGAGCAGCAAGCTCGCTGTCGCCACAAATGGCAACAGTAATGATGATCTTCGCATGAGCTTTTACCTCGGAACGCACGCACTGTCGCTACGTGACTTCGCCTAGCTGGCGTCCCTCGCCAGCCGCGTGCGGCCCGGTGGAGCACTCCCTTCGGTTGGACGGGGGAAGCCCCGCCAGCCCTGATGGCTCTCGACCTCTAACCGTTGGCCTCCGGTAAGGGAAAGGCGACGATTAGCAGGGCTTTTGGGGCTTCCTCCCGGCTATGGACGGGGTGATCCTAGCACCCGCTCAGGATGCGGCGCTGCGCTCGGCCATGACCCGGCGCAGTTCGGCGGGGGTCAGCCCCGACGCCTCCGACACTTCGTCAAGGGTGCAGCCAAGCATCGTGATGGCCTCGTAGCAGGCACGCTCAAGGCTGGCGCGGGCCTGCATGGCACGCACCTCGTCACGGATCAGGGCATCGCTCTGGGAGCGCACAACGGTGAGAGTGTCAGCAATCAGCATGATCAAGAGGAAGTGTATGTGATCCCAGCACTCTTGTCTACCTGTTCTCCGCAGATCGGTAACACCGGGTGGCACAAATGTGGCCCAAGAATCACTATTTGGGCCTGTTTTTGGCCTGTCAATGAGGTAGCGTCGAGCGCCATGGAAGTGGCTCCTCCGGCTGGCTCGGAACCTGGCGATACCCCGCGTCCCTCCTTGGTTGAGGGCAATCGCCTGCGCTGCCCCAAATGCGAGGAGCTAGGGGATCTCTTCCGCGACTTCAACCCGCTGGAGCGCAACGAGCGCTACCGCGACGAACTCAACATGGTTTACAAGCACAAGGGCTGTGGCCATGTGTTCTCACCAGGCGATCCGTGGATCATCGCTGCCTACTTGTCAGGCGACCTCGTTCCGCGTGCGCTGCTTGATGAGGCCAAATCGAAGCTGAAGGAAGGAGGTGTAAAAGCAGCATGAATGATGTTCTTGAACTTCTCTTCTCATCGACTGAGGAGGGGATCACCGACAAGGTTGGTGACAAGTCGATCATCTGGAAGGACATCTTGCGTGAGGGAATGTTCCCGGTCACGCCGGGGCGTAAGCGCAAGATCCCGTTTCAGGTCGTGCCCGAGGGTAAGTCGTCGGTCACGCCAGACATGATCACGATCTCGATGTCCGAGTTGATGCAGTCCTACAACGACAAGGCATTTGAGAGTGTCACTATTCCTCTCCGGCATCCCAAGCCGGGCGATGATCAGGAAGTTCTCAACAACAGTGGTTACGTCGAAGGTCTGAGGATCGTCAAGAAGGGTGAGAAGCACTACCTCCAAGGCGGTCTGGGGTTCACCGAGCCGGACGTTGCAGGCAAGGTGCGCCGGGGCACGATCCCGAATGTCTCGTCCGGGATTCTCTTCGACTGGGTGCGCAAGGCTGATGACAAGAAGTTCCCGGTCGCGCTCAACCACGTCTGCCTGACCAAGCATCCCATCGTGGATGATCTGGAGCCGTTCAAGCGTGTCTACGCTTCTGACGAGGTTGTTGACACGAGCGACGACGACTTCAAGATCGAAGTGCTCGATCTGGACGATGCCAGCGGTGATGACAAGACGGAAACCGCCGAAGTCGTCTGGAACGAGCAAGCATCGCTCAACTGGGTGCGCCAAGAGATTCGTGCCGCTCTGTCGCCGGAGCAGCCGGAGATCGAAGGCATCCCGCAGATGCCACGCCCCTTCTATGACGTGCTGGATGTCAGCCGTGAGGACACCGCGCTCGTGGAGGAGTGGTTCAAGGGTGACCGCAAGCGCTGGGTCATTCCGTTCACGGTCAGTGACAACGCAGTTTCCATCTCACCGGCCACGCGCTGGGTCGAGGTTCGTGAAGCGATGATCGCGGCGTCGGAGGGCGACTTTGAAGAGAAGTCGTTCGTCACGCTGATGTCAAAGCTCAACCACGAGCTTCATGCCATGCTCGGTGATGTCGGTGAACACTGGCGCGTCGAGCAAGTCACTACTGACGGCAGGATCTCTGTCAAGAACATGTCGGACCAGTCGGTGTTCGCTGCCGACTACGCGGAGATCAACGGTGCAGTACTGCTGTCAGCTACTTCGGACTGGGAGAGACTGAAGGCACCCGCTCCGAAGCCCCGGCAGGAAACCCGTATCGAGGTTGCCGAGTCATTGATGTTTGATGACTCGCCCGAAGGTCGGGTCGCTGCCGCACGTCAACGGAGGCGACAACTAGTGTCGTCTCGCAAATCCCAGTAAGGAGGTGTAAACAGTGGGAATTCTTGAAGAGATCGACAAGCTCGACCTGTCTGACGAGGTGAAGGACAAGCTTCGCCAAGAGCACGCGAGTGAGATCGATCCGCTCAAGTCAGAGAGGGACAGCCTGGCGGCGAAGGATCGTCGCACAGAGGTTGACACCGAAGTCAAGGGTCTTGCCGACCTTGGCCTCTCGGGATCTCCTGGGCTGCTCAAGTTCTACCGCCGCGTCCTGCTTTCGGCTGATGCCGAGGAGCCGGGTGCAGTTCTGATGTCAGATACGGAACTGCATCTGTCAGGGGATGTGGCAACAGGAGCGACAGGCCGCGAGGAGATCTCGGTCGCCGGTGCTCTCCGCAAGTTCGTGGAGCTACTGCCGCGCAACAACGAGGGCAAGCTGGAACTTTCTGACATGATGCTTGCCGAAGAGAACCATGGTCGTCCGGAGGAGGGCGGCGAGGAGGAAGGCGAGTCCACTGACGACCACCGGAAGAATCTGGAGAAGATCACCGGTCGGTCGCTCACCCGCACCCGCAAGCGTTACAGCGGGGGCATCGTGTCAGGAGGGGGTGACGAGTAATGGCGTGGAACATCCGCACAAGCAAGCAGATGTCCCCGGACCTGGAGATCCTGGTCAATCAGGTCAACGTTGATGTCGCGGCTTCGGTCGTGCTCGACGCGACTGCTGTCGCTCCCGATGGTGTCACTGGCGAGCGCACGCTCGTCGCCGGGACGCCGCTCAAGAAGAACGCCACCAGCAAGCAGTACGAGCGCTGGGTGACAGCGGACGGGACGACCAACCCGATCCGAGGCATTCTGTCAACAACAGTGCGGTTCCCCGAGGGGACCGCGAAGTCGGACGCACCTGTCGCCATGTGGGCGCACGGACAGTGGTTCCGCGCGGATCGCATCGTCGGCTGGGCTGCGGACCAAGCTGCCATCAGGGCAGCCCTGCCAACCTGCAAGTTCACGTAAGAAGGGAGGTGAAGACAGTTGGCCGTCATTGACGACATCATGGACCAGGCCGCGCTGACAGACAGCATTGTTGGTCCGGTCGAGACAGAAATGGAGACGATGCCTTTCATCGGAGAGCAGATTGCTCCGATGCAGGACACCGACTCTCAGTACGTCTCCATGCGTGTCGAAGATCTCCATGCATTCGGCATCGGGCAGTTCCGTGCGCCGGAAGCTTCTATCCCGCTGATGGACATCACCGGGCGAGAAGAGCGCGAGGAGGTCATCGAGCTTGCCTATCTGGACGAGGCACACCGCATCTCTCCGCGTCGTTGGGAAATTCTCACACAGGGTGGGGAACTCCTGGCAGCGCGCGAGGCGCGGCGTCTGGTCGAGATCGGGCAGATTCTCGAACGACGCAATGAGCGGCTGTCCGAATGGATGCGCTGGGGCGCGTTCTCAGGACAGTTGACAGTCGAGTACCAGCAGCGGGATACCGCCCTGGTCATCGACTACCCGCTGCCGAGCGGTCACAAGCCGACGACAGCGGTGTCGTGGACGGACACGGCTCTCTCTGATCCTGTCAACGATCTGAAGACCTGGCTGAAGACTGTCAGCAACGATGCTGGCGCTCCGGGTCGGAAGGTTCACATCAGCGATGATGACATCGAACTGATCGTGACGAATCAGAAGCTTCGGCAGTACTTCAATGTCGAAGTGGGCCAGCCGTTCATGCCGACGCTGGATGACGTGCTCAAGCTGCTGCCTCCCGGCACGCAGTTCATCCCGACCAACCATGCGTTCCGTGACGAGACGAAGGGTGCCTCCAAGCGCCCCGAGGATCACACGCGGTACCTGCCGGTCGGCAACGTCCTCATCACGACTGACTACAACATCGAGGGGACCAACATCGCGGAAACCCTCAATGGGCCGGTCGAGATCAAGACGGGTCCGGATGCGACATCGTTCCTTCCGGGTCCGCAGTCCGAGATCATCCTCAAGGGTGAGGGTGTCTACACCCGCCTGCTCCGGCAGGGTTCCCGTCGCATCGTGCGTCTGAAGCGCCCTGAGGCGTTCCTGTACGCCGACGTGCGGCTCCCGTAGAAAGGAGGTGACAACATGGGTTACAAGGTTCTACAAGACGAAGTGACGGTCCACCAGACGATTGCCAAGCTGCCGCAGCCTGACGGCTCGACGATCTATCAGAACGGCCTCGGAGAGACGTACTACCGCGATGAGGTCATCCCTGATGACAAG